TCCCAGTATTCTTGTACTTAGAGTGTTTAACTTTCATTATAAATTGCAGTTTATCTGATTATAAATATATAACTATTCTTCAGACTTAATATTTTTTTCAGATAAGAGACCATTATCATCTCCTTCCTTTAATATTTGTTTTTCTTTTTTAATTTTCTGTAGTGATGATTTAAGGTTGTGGTAAACTGATCTGCTTGGATTGTAACTTTCGGCCGCAATGTCTGCCTTAGTTCCTTGTTTACCTAATGGATCTCTACTAAAATTAGAATCTTCTGTGCCATAATTTGAAACACTTTGTTTAGGAGGACCAACTGGATTTTCATCATAACCTGTTGGTACTTGATTTGGTCCTACTCCTTTGTCTCTTTTATTTCCATATAATGAAGCTAAATCGTGAGGTGTACCATATGATTCGCCTGATTCTGATGGGTCATTTCCTTCATTTTCAATTTGTGAAACTCTAAAGTTTTGCATTGCGTCTTGAACCATTAGATCTTTTTCTTTATTATATTGATCTGGGCTTAAACCAAATAAATTTTCATAAACCCAATCACGAGACATTACTTTATTATCTAACATTGATTGTGCTACATCCATTTTAGCTCCATAAAGTTCAGTTTTTTCTTGCTCATAAACAATAGATGGAGTTGTTAATTCAAGAGTAAAGTCAACTAATTTTTCATCTGTAAAACCTTGTGAATAAAGGTGTACTAATGCAATTTTAGTTAATTCTGATTCTATAATTCTTTGAACACGTTCTACAGTACGAGCAAAACGAACATCCATAGATGCTAATGTAGATTTACCTTCAACACCTTCTTCATATCCTAAGTATGGTTTTGGTATTTTAAGAGCTGCCATCATTTTGTTCTTGATGTATTCAATGTCATTAGTTCCATCATAATCTAAACCTTTTGTAGTGTCGATTTTGGTAGCTGAATCATTTCCTCTAACTGGTACATAAAAGTCTTCAGTCATGTTTTGAACATTAAACTTCATGTTATAATCACCTGTTTGTTGGTCAATGTGAGGTGTTTTTTTCATTTTATTGACTGTGTCAGCCATAAATTGTTCTACCTGATCAGGAGGGATAGCACCTACATTCACATAAAATACTCTTTTTTCAGGTGCTCTCATTATACGGTGAATTAACATCGCATCTTCCATTAACATTAATTGTTTAAATACTTTACGAGCAGGTTCAAGATATGAACGTCCATAAGGTAAATAATTAGAATCTGTTAATAAACGAAAGTGGGCAACTTCGTAATTTTCTAATGTGAATTGATCTCGTCTAATTGTATTAGTAGCGCCTGAAGCTAAACCATTAGGGTCTAATGTAAATTGAACATATGCTGGATTTTCAGGGTCTGTTCCTTCTTCTCTTACTACTTCGTATGTTGATAAAGGTAAAACATTATAAACACCAAATTTTTCTGACACCTCTAATTTAAGATAAAAATCACCATACTTACACATGTTTCTAACCCAAGTTGCTAGGTTAAATTCAATGTTAAGTACATCATAGAATAAATTATGTAATACTCGTCTTACATTTTCGTCAGATGAATTAATATTTAATACATCACCATATTGATTTCTAATTGTTGTTTCATCAGAAATAATGTCTAAGGCAGCTGCAATAATTGGGTCATGATCCATAGCTTCATAATCACTATAAAGCTGAAGACGCATTGATTGATAATTAAGAGTAGGATTGTATTGTAGTGATGAACCCACAGGTTTGTGTAAACGTGTAAATCTATCGTACAGTGAGTTAGAGGCCAAATTCCCATATTTTTGAATTTGACCTGAATCCATTATTTTTAATTGTTTTCCACCAACATTACGAATTATAACGTCGTTTGAAAATAATCTTCTTAATCTTGAAAATAAACTAGTGTCTGCCATTTGTTTTTATTTAATAATAAATATTATAGAAGCCAAGTTAGGTCTTCATCTTCGTTACCTTCACCCATATCCATTGACCATCCAGCACCTCTTTTGTTGGTGCCACCTGAATAAATAGCAGGAGCGCTTCGTGACCAATTACCTAATGCGGCTTTTGTAATATCTATTCCTTGTTGTGCGAATTTTAACGCTGTGTCTCTTACATAACATGATGTAGCTAGAGACATTACTAAATCATCATTGTATCCTAATTGAGCTTCTGGACGGCCATTTTTCCATATAAATGTACGTAATTCTTCCATTGTACGTTTACATTGAATTATGATTGACTTTTCTCTCATATATGCATCTAATTTTCCTATTACAAGAGGTCGTGTTTTTAAAGACATTGTAAATCCAGGAACCATTTTAGACTTATCCATTACATCATATCCTTTTTGGAGGAATGCTTCTGCTGAAGTAGCACCATCTCCTCTAGGTGAGTAATATAAATTAGCATATGCTTTATCTATTATTACTTGTATTGTATTCCAACCTATGTTAGCATTTTCAACTACAAGTAATGCATTGTTATATTCTGTAGCAATTGAAACCAACATATGGCCAAATTCTTTAGTACCAATTTGGGCTTTAAAACTAGCTATTTGTTTACATTCTTCAATGTCTATAATATGGAATGCTGAATAATCTTTACTGTCACCACGAGCAACATCAGCTATAACCATATAATTTCTTGAATAATCTGGATATTCCCACACATGAAAATTACCACCCATTCCCCTTTTTTCTACAGGGTCTTTAATGAATGTCTTATCGTAATAATTTAACAAATCAACATCCATTACTGTGTTACCAGAGGTTGTAAAATCACAATCACATTCTTGGGATGCCATTCTAACACCTAATTCATCTTCCTGTTTGTCTCTCCATTCTTGATTTCTTTCTGGATGTACAGTCCAAGGCAATCTAATTGTAGTAAAACCATTTATACCTTCTTCTGCTTTAGTCCACATACGATGGAAAAAGTTACCAGTACCATTTGGGGTTGATAACACCATAGCTCCTCCACCTGTTGATAATGTTTGTTGTGATGATGCCCAAATTTCTTCAATACGATTTTCTTCAATAAAGGCAGCTTCATCGACTATTAGAAAAGAAATTGCTTCTGATCTACCAGCATCACTTGCTGCTGACACTGCTTTAATTTGAGATCCGTTTTTGAGTCGGAGTGCTAATTTGTTTTTTTCAACAAAACCAATTTTAAGCCATGATGGTAATTCATCATACATAAATTTTACCTTTGTTACCAAGTTTTTAGCTGTGTCCTGCTTAGTTGCAATTACAAGTACGTTTGTGTCTCTACTAAATAACATTTTATGTAAAGATTTACCTGCAGCTAATGTTGAAATACCTAACTGTCTAGACTTTAAAATAATATTTCTATCATTTTTATCTAAAATGTGTAAAGTTTTTTCTTGGAAAGGGTACAGATTAAAGTTAATTCTACCTCTAGTTGGGTGTTGTATCATGCAATATTTCTTCATGAAATACACAGGATCTTGAGCACATTTAATGTACTCTTGTTTTATAATCTGTTTTATGTTTTGTTGTGCCATACTATATGATATACATATATTATAAAGAAGCTAGAGTGTCTTTTATTTGTTTAATGCGATTTTCTGTAGAACCTTGTAAATGAGCTAACTTTTTAATTGATGATTTATGCGTACTAATAATGGATTTAATTTTTACGTCTATAGAATTTCTATAATGAGCGTCTGTTGTTCTAACACCATTGTCTTCAATTTCTACTCCTTTAGGACTTACATAAAATATGACATCATAATCTTTAATTAAATGCCACAGCATATTATTTAGTTGATCTTTTTCATATGTTTCCATAGATTTAGACAGTCTACTAAAAGCCATAACATCAATAACTGTTCTGTCTGTTATAATATTTTCTTGCATTAATTCAGCTGCTCGTTCAGCTGAAAATACAATTTGTCCTTTTAAAGTACTGTCTGTGTTTAAAGGTATACCCATATCTCTAAGATATTTAGAACGTTCTGTTCTAAAAGTATAATCTTTAAATTCAGGTAAGTCTTTTAAGGCATTAACAAGTGTTGTTTTACCAACACTCATTGTACCACATAATCCTATTCTCATATTATAATCTTGCTGTTCCTTTTAATGAAGGATTTTTATACCAAGGTAGACCTGCTCGTTCTTTCCTCATTTCTTTCCAATCATCTATTGTACATTCAAATCCATGTAAATAGTATTCTTTAATCTTTTGTTCTTTATTAATTAAAGCTGGACCATCCCAATTGTGTAGTTTAGTAACTCCATCTATTGTAATAACATATGCTATTGTACCGTCCTCTGGTTTAACTAATTTTCTTGCTTCTGCAAATACATTTTTTGCCATATCTTAATTATTTAAAATTGATTCAGCAACATAAGTTCCTTGTGCTCCTGATACCGTAATTCCACGTGCTGATAATGCATCACCTACAAAATGTACTTCAGGAAACCTAGTTAATGATAAATTATCATAATCAACTAATGGTTCAGGTGACAAATATTTTACTTCAGGCATATAAACACCCCAATCACTTCCTAATGTTGGAAATACTCTTTTCATGT